GATCTTTATTTAATATTTCTATTTCTTGTTCTCCATATTCAGCTCCAGAAGGTTCATAATCTATTTCAAATCCGTCTTGTTTAATTTTGTCAAAATTTATCACAAAACATGCTAATAAAGAATAATTAGATCTTTTACCATCTCCACCACTAAAATCTATACTAAAATTTTTAAGTAGATCTTTATCAGTTGTCACAGATATAAAGGAATTACCTAATTTTTTAGCATCTCCTTTTATAGAATTACTTTTTAATATTTGTTTAGCATTAGATAATGTAGTATAATGGTATACATATTTAATATCTTTATCACCAAATTTATAATCAGATTCAGATTTATATTTATTTCTTATATCATCTATAGCTTTATCATATTGATTTTTGATTTTTAAATAACTATTATATAACTCAGGAAATGTTTCTTTAAATTGAGTAGAATAGTTTTCAGCATAATAAGAAAAAGAATTATATTCGTCATATCCCATTTTTTCTATATTTATTTTAGAAATTTGAGGAAATTTAGTATAAAATTCTTTTAATTTATTATTATTCCATCCGTATTTTTTTCCTAAAGAAATAAAAGCATCTTTTTGTAATTTAAGCAGTTGAGATAATTCTAATTCTTTTTGAATTAATTTTTCTCTAGTAGTAATTTCTTTTAATATATCTATAAGTTTAATCATTTTTCTTTAACTTCATTCATGTTATAATAAAATGAATCTCCATCTTCAGTTATCCATCTATCAGATTGGTTTTCTACTGATGGCAATTCAGTGTCTACTTTAAATTGTTTTAGATCTTGTGGAAGTGATTTAGTTACCCAATTTGAATCTTTCCAAAATATTCTATTATTAGGCATACACATTAAATATCCTTCATCTGATTCAAAAATATGGCCACATTTGTAATCTGTTGGCTCATCACTATATGGGTTATTATACCAATCTACTGTAAACATATATGTTCCCCAGACTTTACTTCCATCTCTTAAAACAACCTGTGCTCTATGGTAAGCTAAAAAACTATATTCTATTATAGAAACATTTTCGCTAAAACAATCCCAAAGTTGTTTAAAATTAAATGGTATATCTTTTGTTGGAATCTTTGTATATATTTCAGAAAGTGGAACTCTAGAACGAACCATCCCATTATCTGTCATAACATGAAAGGTTAATATAACTCCAGCACACGATTGGATACCAAAAACATACACATTATAAAACTCATCTGAATCTTTGTGGTTTTTGGTAAAATATGATTTGCGAACTAATGCTTTAAAACTTGGGATATTTTTATTTAACATACTATTTTTTTTCTCTTATTAATAGTTCACCTAATACCTCTAAACGACCAACTTCTCTTTGAAATTCAGTTTGGGTCATATCTAATGATATTTTTTTATATGTTTCGTTAAATTCTTTTTTAGCAGCTTCTTTATCAAATTTACCATTTATTGCTTTTTTATAATAAGATGGTTTTACGTTAAAGTGAGTGTATGTTAGTAAAGCATCTCCACCTTTTTCTTTAGCATTAGCTATAATTTTTTCAGCACCTGCTAAACGGTTTTTAGCAAATTGTTCAAAGCTTTCTTTAGCTTCAGTTAGTAGTTGAAGTAATTTTATCATTTTTTTACATTTTTAACAGGAGCATAACCAGAACCATATGGTGCTGCTTTACCTGATTGTGGGTTTGTTGTTTCTTTTAATTTACGTAAACGTTCTGTTTTTTCTTTAGATGCTTCTTTTTTTGCAGTAATATATTCTAATCCTTTTTTCAAACGGGCTTTTGCTTCAGGATCTTTAGCATTTTGATATGCTGCTCTAACACGTTGATGAATTAAATTAATTATTTGTGACTGGCGAGCATGTGATTTAGATTTAAATGATGTTTTAGATAATGTATCTTTTATATCTTGAACAGTTTTAAATTTTATACGTACTGTATCAGTTGGATCTTCATCTGTGTATAAACGACGATCTGATCCTTTAGGTTTTTTACCAGTACCAGTTTTGGGGTCTCTTTCAAGTAATATATCTATTAATTTAATCATTTTGTTTTTCCCCATTTTTTACCTTTACCAGGTGTTTTACATTGAGCAGGTGTTGGACGACATGCTGGGTATTTGGAGCGTTTTTCTCCTTCTTTTCTACCACATGCTTTATAACCTCCATCTCCATCAGGTGCATTACAATCTACCCATCCACCTTCTTTACCTTTAGGTCCTTTACGTTTGAACCAAGTACGTAATGTTTCTTTGGCTTTTTCTCGAATTAATTCTTCACTTATGCCTTTCCAAATTTTACCTTTACGACATCTAACTACAGCACCTGATTTATAAGCGGAAGGTTTGTCGTATTTACGATCTGCTATACGAAGACAACGATCACGTTTTTCTTTTTTTTCTTGTATGTTAGAATCTTTTGTTATTGTGGTAGAAGATAATAGTTCTTGATCTACTATTTTATTTTTTAAAGTAAGTAGTTTTTCTATATATCCTGAATTTCTTAGTTCTTTAAAAGCTAAATTTTCAATAGAATATTCTCCTTCTTTTTCTAATCCTGTTTTACGTAAATTTTTTAAATGTTGTACTAATTTTTTTATTTTTTCTAAATCAGGATTATTTATTAAATTATCAATTTCTTTTTTATATGAATCTGCTTTTTTATTAATTTCAGAATCAGGAATTTCAATTTTTTCGTATGTTGGTAGTTTAATCCATTTATCTTTTAATAAAGAATAAATTCCTTGAGATGCATTAGGTTCATTTATATCTTGAATATATAATTCAATATTGCTATTATTTATTTTTAATTTATGATTTTTATTCCAATTGTTTTTAACTTCATTAAAATATTTTTTAACTAAATCAGGGTCTGAGTATTTGTTTAAATCTACTAAAATATGAAGATCAATATCAGAATATTGGGTCCAATTATAATTTGCTGAACTGCCTAATAGGATTATATCTTTATATGGGTATGGCATTTCTAGTTCTTTCCAGAAATATTCAGCTATTTTAATTAAAACATTTTTAACTTTAGGCTTAATTGTGGTTTTATCAAAAATTAAAGGATTTAATATTTCTTGATTTACATATTCGGAAATATTAGATTTTTCTTTTTGTTTTAATTTTAATATTTTCATACCCCTTTTAATCTTTTACATCTTTAGGACGAGATATATATTTACCTGTAATTACTCCGGGGATATTTAAAATATTTTTTAGTATTTCTTTAAATCTTTTAAAATTAAAAGGTGAAAATGGAGAAGGATCTATTTTTAATGATAAAACATATTTATAATTTTTTCCAACATCATATTTATCTAAAACATCTATTACTGTTACCCCTTGAACTGCTCTAATATCTGACAAAATATCAGATATATTTCTTTCTTCTGAAAGAAGAAAAATTCCTTTTATTTGATATATTTTAGGATTATATGATTCGTTTAATATGTCTATTAATTTTATCATTTAAAAATATGTTTGTTCAAAGTACAATACTTCAAAATTATTTGATACATTAACTAATTGAGCAGCATTTAATAAATCAGCATATTCTTTTACAGAAGTTGTTTGGATTTGTCTTAATTCTTGTAAAAAATCAAATGTTGCTAAATCTGTTGGGAATACTATTGATGAATCACTATTATATGATAAAAATAAATTATATTCCATCACATATGCCTTATTTATAATATCTATAAGATTTATAAAAGAAGGTACCATTTTTACCGGAGGTACAAAAGGCATTACATTCCATCCTGTTAAATAATCCTGTACTTTTTTAGCATGAGTTAATTCACTTTCAGCTTCACCTGTAAAATAAGCAGCTGCTTTTTTATATGATTTATCTTCACACCAGTTAGCAGCATTTCTATAAAAATAATGAGCTGTGTATTCATCCCCTATTCTTTCAATTAACATTTTTGTTACTTCAGGGGTTAAAGTTTTAGGAATTAATATTTCAGATTGTTGTGCAATCTGTATTTCATTAATATTATTTAATTTATTGCTCATTTTGTGTTTTTTATTATAAATATATAAATTAATTTGTTTTTTAATAAATATATTATATTTTCAATTGAGGATATGATGTTGATAATACTATATTACTCATAAAATGTATATTGCCTTTTTCAGTACTATCTATGAGTTCATCAGGAGTATATAAATTATAATTAAATGTATTGCTTGATATAATCATATAATAATCATTTTCTTTATGTGAATTAACATAACTAGATATATATTTTTTATATAGTATATTTTTAATATTAGATATATTTTCTTTATCTAATTTTATATTATCAGTATTTGGGTAAAGTTTATTTAACTCATCATTGATAAAATTTAAACTATCTGGATTCTGTTTGAAAATTTTACTTATATAAAATACAAGAGAAGAATTTTTAGGTTCAAGTTTTACATTAGAATACTTGTTAGCAAAATCTTGGTATAATAAACTAATATCTCCCGATCTTTTCATTCCCGTTCCTGGGAATCTAGCACCAGATCCTTTAAGTTCAATTGTTTTGTTATCTATTTGAATGTCTCCTATTTTTTGTTTTGTAGCATTAAAAAATAATGCTAAAGCAATTTCACCAACCCCTAACCCTTTACCCTTTTCAACAGGAGTATAAGTTAATATTCGTTTAATAAAGTTTTCAGGAAAATCAGTTTTAGTTTTTATTATATTATATAAATTTCCACTTTTACCTAAATCATTTAATGATAATAAATTATTAGATTTTAAATATTCTTCTAATTCTTCTGTGGTTTTGTATTTTGAGGTTAATAATAAAATATATTCTATTGTTTCTTTATTAAATTCTTTTAATTTTAATTCTTTCTCTAAATTGTCTTCTATTTTATTATCTTCTTTATCTTCCTTTTTATTTATTTTTTCTAAATATTTAATTACTTTCTTTTTAGCTTCTTCATCAGATAAAGTTGTTAATAAATTTAAAATTTCACTATCATAATCTTTTGGTTCTGGTTTTTCTTTTTCATCCAAACTAATACCTATTCTTTCTAATAAACTATTTAAAATTTTAACATCCTGTTCATCATTCATGTCAGGATATCCTTTGGGAAACTTATATGAATATTTTTTAAAAAATAAATCCAATACATCCATGACTATTTTATTTATTGTTCTTTTTTATATTGTTTTATATTATGAGATAATACCTCATTAATATTTTTATTTATAGGCGCATTTTTATTTTTTAGTATCGATTGTCTTTGTTCACCAACAAAATTATTGATTAAATCAGAATCACTTTTTATAGCGCATTTATTACACCCACAACCACATTTGTTTTGTGAATTATGTATTTCTTTTATAAGCTGTTTTAATTCTTTTAATTTCATTTTATTTTTCTTCTGTGGGAGGTGTCTCTGGTGGGGTTTCTTTTTCTGAAGGAGTTTCAGTTGTTTTTGTAAGACCGGATGATGGGTATCTTAATATACGAGATATAGATTCTGTAGCTTGTTGTTCATTAGATACATTACTTAAATAATAATTTTTACCTTCTACCTGAGCAATCCATGATTTGTTTGTATATTTAAGATAAAAAAATTGACCATTATGTAATACTACTTTAAAAGTAGTAGGTTTTGGTGATACCCAATGTATATCTTCTATAAAATCTGAGTAAGACGGGGTTAAAAGACTAATTATTATACTTTTTAAATTTGGAAATTTAGCAAGAAAATAAATTTTTTCTTTAGGTTCTTCTTCTTTATAGAAATCTTTTTCACTTTTTTGATAAGTAAACTTTCCATTAGAGTAAATACTTCCAACCGCCTGTTTTATTTGGTTAATAAATTCCTCTTTGGTCATATTTTATATTATTTTCTAGCTAAAGTTCTAGCTAAATAAATTTTAGCATTATCTAATAAAGTAGATAATTTAGGATCTCCATATGAATTAGCTACTTTTATAGCAGCATCTAAAGCATTATCCATTTCAACTGCTACATCTCCACTATCAGTTTCAGATGATATATCGATATTTTCTTCACCTGAAGGTGTGTCTATGTTTAAATCTTCTTCAGTTTCAGTTTCTTCGTTTTTTGCTTCTCTAACAATTTTTTTAATATTTTCTTTAATAAAATATTTAAATTCTGATTTTTTCATTTTTTTAATGTATTATTTGTATATAAATATGAATTAAAAAGGGTTCCTAATGAAGATGTTTTATGTTTTATAAATTCTAAACTATCTTCAGATATTTTTGTTTTTTTCTTAATATATTCTACACCTAATATTCCTATAAAATTATCATTTAAATCAAATAACGCAAACATATAATACGATTTTGTATTTAAATCATTATTATATATTTCTAATCCTTGATGTTTGTTTTCATCATAATCATTTATTAATATTTCACCATCTTCATATAATTTAGAAAGTGATTTACTAAATAATGATACTGGAATGTTGTGAAGGGTATCTTTAATACTGGGAGTGTTTGGGGTTAAATGTTCATAAAATATAGAGAATTTTTGAATTGATTTTCCCGTTGGATATAAATTACCACCATTGTGGAACTGAATTATCCATGTTCTATCACAGTGTAATTCTTTTAAAAGAATATCTAATTGTTGATCTATTAGCTTATTAAATTCCATAACCTCAATAAGTGGATCGGATTTTGGTTTTTGTTTAGCTAATTTATTCTTTACAATTATAACTATTATAGGACCTAAAATTCCGGTTATTATTGCAGTAATTATGAGTGATTCCACTATTAAAGAATTATATATTAACTATTTATATATAAATACATATTATTTTTTTAAATTTTTGAGATATTTTATAGATTCTTCCATATTTTGGTTTATTTTATCTATATTTAAATTACTATCCCATTTTTCAATATCTCCTTGTTCTGTTACATATGATTGATTATTATCTTTTATACTTTCTTCAACCCACATTTGAAAATCATTAATAAAATTATCTATTCCTTCATTATGTATTTTTTTCTCATATTCCTCCCACAATCCTAATTTTCTTAACTCTGTTTCATATTCAACCATACAATTGAAACATTTTTTATGATTATTATATATTACCTTGTCATTTCTATGATTCATTATATTTGAACATGAAGGACAAAACAGTGGTACTAAAGATAATTCTTTAATTTTATCTAATTTAGTTATATTTTGTTTTATTCCATCTTTAATAGTCCATTTTTTTCCATTTTCAACCCATATATCTCCTTCAACATGATCTTCTTTTTCAGGATTATATCCAATTCCAATTGTTGTTTTATCGTTGTGTTTTTTAGTAACTAAATTTCTAATACGTTGAACATCTTTCTTAGAAAATTCCTTTTTTAAAATATTATCTTTCATAATCCTAATTCTTTAAGTTTTTTTATAGTATTATCAGTACTAGTATGATGTATTCCAATACCTCCAGTATTAATCCATCTTTCTATAGTATCGGCTCTATCATCTATTAATATTTTATTTTCACCCGCTTCTAAATGTTTTTGTTTAGCAGATCTAAATATTATAGGAACATAACCTAAATGTTTTTTAACCCACTCATTTTTACCTATTATTGATTCTTTATTTCTTGATGGAGCGGTTAAAATTATAGGTTTATATTTTTTTATATAACTCCATAATTCTCTACCATCAGGCATCCATTCTATTGTTTCCCAAAATTGTTGTTCGGTCATCTTTTTATTTTTCAATCCATCTTTTAAAATTTCCCAAAACTCATTTTTACCTTGAGCATTGGCATGATGTGTTGAAACACCTGTTATTTCAAAATATCTTTTATCGAAATCTGCAAGACAACCATCCAAATCTTCGTATATGGTATATTTTATTGAATTATAAATTTCTTTAAGTTTCATAAACTTATTGATAATATTTCGGGATATTTTCTGTTAAATTCTCTCATTATTTTTCCACTAAAACTATTTGCTTCATTTTCATGTTCAGATCCATCTTGTCCAGATTCAGGAGTTAATACTCCTTTTAAATCTTGCTCAAAATGTTTCATTTCATGACTAAGACTTCTACATATATCACTTAAATTTCTTCCTTTTAATACTACAAAAATCTTTTTTTCTCCGGGAATATATCCTCCAAAACTTTTATGTTTTTGAGAATAATAATTATTATTTATTAATACTATTTTTGGACGTTCTTTTAAATGTAAAACATCACAACAATAATTTACTAATTTATTTATATATAAAGCTTGATTTTTTATAGTATTTTCTTGAATATTTTCTTTTTTTGGAAAAATTGCAAATACTACTCCTCCTTGTTCAACATAAGTAGTTCCAGGAACTATTTTAGATATAAAAGCTTTATAAAATTTATTTCTTTGATTTGAAGATAAAAATGCACCTTTATTTTTAGATTTTTCTTGAGGAACATATCTTATTCCTAATATTTCTAAATCTTTATTTTCTTTTAAAAATTCTTTTACTTCTTTTATAACAGTAGACATTATTCTAAATAATTCTCCTTTATTTGTTTCTTGGTAAATATCATCACTAAAAGTATCTAAATGAAAATCTACTTGAAGAAATTTATTTATAGGAAATAAAGATATTTCATAATCAATTCCTGAATCTGTAGAGAATTTTAGGAATTTTTCATTATTAGAGTACCTAGAAAATGTTTCATATGGTTGAGATGTTCCTTCACCTACCTCATTTATATTTTTTTCGTTTAAATTATTATTTTTCTTTAAAACTATAACTTTTCCAGATTTTCCATCTTTAGTTTTAAATTGTAAACCTGCATCTTTTCTAGAATACCCATGAATTTTATTAGTTTTAGTTAAATTATTATAGATATTTCCATATCCACTTTCATCTAAACTTGATATTCCTATGTATTCTGGTTTTTTTTCTTGAGTAAAATCTAGTATAATTTTATAAATTGTTGATAATATTTTTATATAATTTCCTTTAGCATTTTTTGTTGGTAAAGAAGGATTCGGATTTGTATTTCCTATTTCATGAAAATCAATATTATAATATGAATCACTATTATATGGATTTTTATCTAATTTTATTATTCTATAATTATAATCATATTCTCCTACAGTAAAATCTCCATTATCTATATCACCATATATTTCAACAGCATTATTTGGATTAAGAGATATCTCATTTATTTTTAATTCGTATAATTGAGTAAATAACTGTGAACTTAAAGTTTGAGATTGATTATATTTAGGTAAATCAAGTATCCATTTTTTTTCTAAATTATTATTGTTTTCATTAATTTTATTTATTTGTTCAAATATTAATTTTACATCATTAGTTGCAAAATTAGATTTCCTCATTACTGTTTTAGCTATAATATTATTAGCTTGTTTTACAAATGGGATATTAATATTTGATTTACTATCTGTGGTTAATACTTCTTTATATTTATTTAGAAAATCTATGAGTTTATTTTTATATTTTGATAATCTATCAAAAAATGCTATTAATTCAATATCGGTTATATCTTTTTTGTTTCTAGGGTCATTTACTCTATCAAAAAAATGATTACTAAATTTTACATCTAAAGGAGATAATTTTTGATCAGCATAATAATCAATATCATCTAATTCATAAGATAATATTTTTTCTTGAATATTTTTATCTTCGGGTTTTTTATTTATTATCTCTAAAAATTGATCTATATCTACTCCATATGGTAAAAAGGTTTTTATACGATCTTTATCACCATCTTTAATAGCTTGTCTTAAATTAGTAGAACTAATAACTTCAGAAGTTCCTTCTATATTTTTATTTTCAATACTACCTAAATCTAAAGGTTCAGCATTTGGGTATTTTTCTTTATTATTTAAAGATTTCCATCTATTTGATTCTCCTTTACCATATAATGCCATGTAATTGTTTACAGGATCATTTTCTATAATTTCATATGCTGTTTTAATTGGTGAAGGATCTTTTGAAATTTTTATTTCAACTTTAGAAGCATCTGAGCCTAATGTTTTTTCATATAATTCCCAAATTTGTTTTGATTGTTCATCATTATATTCTTCAAAGGATTTTGGGGAGATTATAATTATAACTTTATCAGCTTTTTGTAATGCATATTTTACAGCTTCTAAATGTCCTTTATGTGGTGGTTTAAATTTACCTGGGTATAAAGCTATAGTTTGTTTAGGGAGAGAATTAATAAATTCTTCAGGAAGTAAAGAAGCTACTAAATATTCTCCTAAATTTTTAATATAATTGTTTTCTAATAATTTATCTACTGCTTGTAATGCTTTTTCTTTATTATCTCCTTTTGGAGTATTTTTTTCTCCACTTTTAACAGATACCATAGATTTAAATAAGCCTTTAACACGATTTTTAGAACGTGGATTTTTCAAATTAGTAGATAAATCTTTTAATAATGTTTCAAAATCAGTATTAATATTATAATTAATAAATAATTTTTTAACAGTATTCCAATCCGATGATTTCCATACATCAGTTCTATCTATTTCTTTAAAATTATCTAATGTTACTATACGTAATGTTAAGCCTGCTCCAGATAAATTAAATTCATATTCTTGATTAGGTTCAAGTTCAGGAACATTGGTAATACCTAATCGTTTAAATATATCTTTTGGATTTTCTTCTAAACAAATTATTTTAGCTAAACCTAAAAGTAAACCTTGTATTTCAGCTGGGTAGTCTAGGAATGAGTTTTTAAAGGTTAATTCTTCTTCACTAATAGAAACAATGTTATCTATTTGAACAAATTGATCAGATGTATTAATTATTGGATATAATATAGTTACTAATTCACCACTACTAAGTGATTTTTTACCTTTATATTTATCACTTTTAAATGGTACTATAACTGAATCAGGAAAAGTAGCAAAATATTTAGCTAAATCTTGTTTAATTAATTTTTTATCTGTACCCTCTAATTGAACTATTAAATCAATATCTCCAAAATCTTGTTTAACTCCAGCATTATATGAACCTGTTATTTTAGCTTTTTTAAAGCCTGGGAATTTGGATAGAATTTTGTCTATATAATCTTGAACAGTTTTTTCTACTACTGCTCTAGGTATTCTGTTCCCACCTGCTGATCCTGACATTATTTTTTATATTTTATTAAATTAGAGTTATCTGGTAGGAATTTTCCTTTTAATTCTAACCTATCTTGGTTTTTAATCCAATAGTCTTGTAAATCTAAAGGAATATCAGCTCTAGTAGAGTCTAATATTTTTAAATATCTATCTAAAATATTATTTAATTTATTTTTAGGTAGATTATTTTTAATATAATCCATTAACTCAAAATAATCATTTAAAATATCTTGAGTTAAATTAATATTATATTTATCATTTAAAATTTGTATAGCTTCTTGAGGATTTGAAGCTACTAATTCACCAGTTTCTTTATCTGTTACCCCTCTATTATGATTAAAAGATAAACCTGCTTCAGAAAACATAGATAACATTAATTGAGTTCTATGTAATCCTTTTACATTATCTTTATAAGTATTAGAATAATAACTAAAACTTAACCAATCTATATTTCCAACATTAATGTCAATTTGAACTGATTTTTCAAATATTTCTTTTCCATTTTTATCAAATTGGGGGAAATTACAAAATATAGAACCTCCACCTGCAGCTTTAATATCAGTTGTTATAAGTTGAGATTTTTCTTCTAGTTGAGTTGCTATTAACTCTAACATTGTTCTAAGTTTACTTTGTGTTTCAGAAGCAGATCGGGCACGTTTTCTAATTTTTTCAAATAAATTTTCAAATTCTGTAGGATTTAGATTCCATTTATCTAATAATGGTTCACCTTCTTTAGACATAAATTGATCTACATTTAAAGCTAAATCTATATCTCCAGATTCGTCTTTTTTACCTACTGATCCTAAAGTATTAAATTTGAAATCAACTTTTGGATAAACACGTTTTAGTTCTTTAGTAAATTTTTCTAAAGTAGGTTGGATATATTCTTTTTTAATAGAAGAAGTAGTACCAAATACATTACCTCCTTCAGAAATTATATCTTTTAAAATTCCAACTAATGATATCATTCTTAGGGTTTATCATAAATATTTGGATCTAATTGAATCTCTAAAGGAAATTGTTCTGAATTTGGTTTAGGGTTAGGATTTTCTAATTTATATAAACTAAAAATAGAATTAAATAATTCAAGATTTTTTTCTATACTAAGATCGGGTTCATAAACTTCCCAACCTTTACCTTGTATTTTTTTATTACTTTTATCTTCGCCTCTTTTAGAAGATTTTAACCATACAACTCCAATACGATCTATTTTTTCTGCAAAATTTTCATTCCATGCTTGTGTATATGCTGCTAACTGTAAATCGTGGCTTCTATGTAAAGAATTAGATGTTTTAATATCTAATAACCATCTTTCATTATTTATTTCAACTACTAAATCACAAGTACCAGCATATTCAAATTTATCTGAAAAAAGATGGATTTCACTTTCTATAAGAACAGGTTTATATGTATTCCAAAACTCATGAAATTTTAAAATCATTTTCCATACTTCTAATGAATATTTAGAATTTCCATTATCATCAATCCATTGAATTTTTTCACCTTTTAAGTAATGCTCAATAGCATCATGGGTTTGTGTTCCTTCTTCTGCTGCTTTTCTAGCTATAACATCGGCATTATGTCCTACATCTTTAAGCCAATTTTCAAAAAATTTATTTTTTGGCATAAATTGTAAAATGCTAGTTACTGAGGGGTAGAATTTTCCATATCTTGTATAAAACCTATTATCTAATATACTAGCTTTTTTTGAGTCCGAATCTATTTCTAGTATACGGGTAACATTTTTTTTATAAATGTTAACATTTTTTTCAATCATAAAATTTGGAGTTTTTTCTCTAATAATTTAGAGAATGTTAATTGTTTAGCTTTATGCAAAATTTTAGTAAATTCTATAAATCCTAATTCATTAGGATCTTTTTTATCTAATTCTATAAGATATACTTGTTTTCCTTCATTCATTAAATATTCACAATGTTTTAATGAAATTTTTAAAGCGTCTTTATCTAAAGCTATATATATTTTTTTAACTTTAGATTCAACAATTTTTTTAAGTAAATTTTCTTGAATATTTTTACCTAATAATGGAATTGCATTTCGCTTTATAGTCATAGCATCTAATGACCCCTCACATAAAATTATAGGAGATGACCAATTTATAAAAAATTCAAAAGGAATTATATTTCTGGATATTGGTGGGTTGTCGTATTTTTTGGAGGTAAATTTATCAAAACTTCTAGCTGTAAAGTAATTTATATTTCCATTATTGTCATATGACGGGATTATAATTCTTTTTTCATACTTTCCTTTATCACAATATCCTAAATTATATTTTATTATATCGTTTTCATTAAATCCTCTTGATTTTAAATAGGCTAAAGCATGTCTTCCTATAATATCTAAATTATTATTATTTATTAAAGAAATAAATTCTTTAGGTAATGTAATTTGTTCATTTGCATGGTTTTGTTCTCCTATTTGATAATTAATTTTTAATAATGAATTTAATTCTTGAATTTTATCTTTAGGAGCATGTATTTTTTTAAATAAATTTATTAATCTTTTTCCTTTATTTAAACATACCCAACATTGCCATGGATTTTCTCTATTTTTATTTTCAGTAAAATTTACTTCTAATTTAGGTTTGTGGTGTTTACAAAAAGGACAATGGTATGCATAATTACCTCGGGAAGTAGGTTTCCCTGTTCCCAAAACTGAATTTGTTAGTGTGATTAAAAGTTGATCAACCATTAATATAAAATACAAACAAAAATTTGATTTTCCAAATTTTATTTATTAGATATTTTTAAAATCTTTAGTAAAAAAACGACCCTGAATATTATCATTAAAATATTTTTCTGGGGATTCTAATACTCCTAGTTTAAAAAGACATTTACATTCATAATATGTTAAAAGTTTTTTATCAAAAACACATTGTAATATTACTTTATAAAAATTATCTTTAGGTTCATTTTTTATTAATTCTAATAATTGTTTATTAGACCCCCAATACGTTTTCCAATCAGATTCTTTTTGTACTGTTTTTGATAATTGCTTTCTTCCAGGACCAGTTTGTTCTGCTAGTTCTTTTTTTGTTAATTTTTTTTTCACATTATGATAAAGATTTTTTTTACCTATATATAATTTTTGAGTTGGTATATGAACTATTTTATATATAAACCCATAAGTATTTAAAGGAAAATCACTTAAATCTTTTATAACTTCATTTTTGTATATCCACATTTTTATCTATCAAAATTTATTAATATTGTTGTATCTGTTGTATCAGATGAATTTAAAGGTTTAGCTAATTTAGCAACAGCTAATAATTCTTGGTTTTCATTATATAATCCAACTGTAGTGATATATGGAGTAAATATAGAACCCGTAACAAAATTATAGGTTTGTCCTTCACTTCCAGACATTAGGCTAGGGTTTAAACTAAAATTAAATTCATTTTCTCTAATAGTACATTTATATTGTGTTTCAAATATTGTCATACTACTAGAAAAAGAACAAGTAACCCCAGAACCTGTAATAAATTCTTTTAAATTAGAATGGAATCCTCCACTTGTTATTGTTATTAGCCCATGTGGATAAATTATATTTCCACATTTTAAGTTATTAATATTGTTATAAACATTTCCCTCACCATCATCATATAAAATAACAGAGCTTGTATAGGGTTGAGTATAAGCAGGATCAATAATACTAATACTAGCTGAAAATACATCCATAGTCATTCCTGTATTAGTAAAAAATAAACTATAATTAGTATTAATTGTTGGAGTTATAGATTGGGTGATAAGAAAAGACATAGATACTATAGGATTTCCTGTAGTAATATATGAAATAGATTGAGAATATAAAAATGTTCCTGTATTATTTCCTATTCCTGAATTTATATAAAAAGTAATGTTATTCCCCAAAGATGCTGTAAATATTAAATTTAAAGAGGCAGTAAGTAAAAGGGGTGAGGTATATGATTGATTAAATAAATAAGCAGCATTAGATGCTGTTAATCCTGAGTAGTCTAAGTATGTTAAACCATTTAATGGATCTATAGATGCGCTAAAATTATTTGCTGTTAATTCTGTAATAAACAGTTGTTCATTAGCTGATGTTGAACTAGCAGAAAATATAATAGATTGTGTGTGTGATAATGGATAATTTTGTTCATATTTAAAACTTCCAGGATGAATTCTATTTCCGAATAATTTTGAAGGGATAGAAATTATTCCTATTTCATCATTAGTACCTGTAGGGAATGTTCTGTAATCTAGACTAGGAGATTGTAAATAATTATCAAATCTAGAATAAACATCTTGTCCTATAAAATCACTAGATGTTGGTATTGGATTAGTTATATAATTAGTATAATATAATTGTTTAATTGAATTATATACTAATCTTTGATATTGAGTTGTTAAAAATCCTGTTGTTGGTTCAGAAGAAAAAGTTAATGGAGAAAATAAAATATTACTTGAAATATTTTTACCTATAAATCTATCAATACCTACATCGCTAGAGGTAAATTCATTAGATAAAAATGTAAAACCTTTTTTAACATTAAAAGGAGTTATTATTGTATCCTGGGTTGTAAATTGTTTATATGCACCCATTTAATATTTGTTAAAAATCTAATTTAATCCTCACAAGTGCCTCTTTAGTAAAATCTTTTTTAAGAGGTCTTGACATTTTTGCTACGGCTAATAATTCATTATTATCATTATATAATCCAACTGTAGTAACATATGTTTTAGGATTATTAATAAAGTCCGAGAATACTAATTCTCCTGTACTTCCTGATATAAAACTAGGATTTTCAGAATAATTAAATTCAGCATTTTTTACTCTTACATATATATAATCTGAAGTGATAGTTTCTTGACTATTTAATGAGAAACTTCCACTAACATCACTTCCTGAGGCTATTCTTTGGAAAATTCTACTATTATTATTTCCTGAAGAGTCAGAAGATCTACTTGTTGCTAAATTTATACCTCCACTAGCATATGGTAAATCTAATGCTGCTGGATTTAAAATAATGGTTCCTATATCTGGTAAAAACCAACCATAAGATCCAGAAGGAGTATAACCTGCTGTTACTCCTGAAAAAGGAGAAGTAGTTATGGCCGAACCATTACTACCACTAACTAAGTTGAATACTCTTCCAGCATCTGTATAAGTTATTGTTGTTACGTCATTACTATTATCAGTAATATTAATTGTTCTTTTACCAGCTCCACTACCAGAATATAAAGTTAAATTTAAAGATCCTGGAAATAAACTTTCTTTATATAGTGTTCTTGAAATTGATAATACATAAATATCAGTAACAGTAGTTCCTCCAAAATTAAAATCTGAATTTTCATCTCCTAAAACTAAATTTCTATATTGTCCATACATTGTTTTAGTGTATGACACTCCAGGTACTAAATCATTATAATTTACACTTCCACTACCCACCTTATTTCCATAAACTATATCAAATTGTTTTTCAGCTGATGAAAGGCTAGAGGCAGTTTGATATACACTTAAATAATAATTTCCTGATGATCCAGCTTCCTGTGTTGATGAAGTATAGAATTTAGTTAAAGTTGGAGTATTGTTACTCCAACAAGTTGCTGTTATTGAATCAACTCCTACTAAAAAATCTGAATTTTCGAGTCTTGTAAATGACATGTTTTATATTTTTTTAATTATGATTGTATTTTAGTAACTGTTATAGGAATGGTTATACGAGCTCCACTGTCTCTTCCTTCAAATATCATACTTGCTTGTATTTGGGTATTAGAACCAAATAAAGTATTAATAGTTGTGGCTTTTAAATTAAATGTAGTTCCTACTACAGTTTTAGAAACATTTGTTCCTAATGTTTGATTTGAATTTAAAGCTTCAGCTTGGGTTGTGTTAATACCTACACCATTAAATGTAGATAGTAATCTAATATCTGAAATAGTTGCAGTATATCCTGAAGATTCATAAACTGATGTGCCTCCTAAATAATTTAAAGTTTGAGGAGTAATTGCTAATGAAGCTCCTTGTTTTAATACTATTGAAGTATATCCAATGTCTAATATTGGCATTCTAGCAGTACCCCTGGGTAAAGTGACTAGTTTATATTTCATTATTTGAGTATTTAAAGGAAATGCTTCTAAAAGAGGCATTCCTTCTATTGCTTCTCCAGAATATGATGAACCTGATGGATGGTCGGGGTTATATAGTGTATAATCTATTTCATCATCAGATAATGCAAATTGAGTAATTCTAAAAGAACCATCATTTTTTGCTAAAAGTTCACGGCCTTTGGTAGTTAATATTGCATCTACAGTAACTACAGTATTATTAAGGTATCCCATTAGTGTAAATTATTATTTTATTATAAATATTGTTAAATTAAACTTTCACTATTTAATTTTTTAATTATATTTGGTATTTCTTTTTTTAATGTAGGACTAATATACTGAGGAATCATGAAACCTCCACCATTAATATTAGCAGCTGTTATATCATTTAATAATATAAATGAAGGATCATCTACTAATCTTCTTATAAGGAATGAATTAACGTTTGTTCCATTTTCTATATTTCTATCTAATGTTAAATATAATGATCCTGAATCTTCTGGAGTGGATATTTCTTTTATGTAATATGATTTATTTTCATTATATTCAAATCTTATAGTATCTCCAATTTCAACTGTAAAAGGGATAGTTGTAAAATAACCTGATCCATTAACATCTGTTTGATCTCTATCATATATAATTTCATTAAATTGTGGAGATCCTGTTAATATATTTTTAGCAGTAGAGCCTGTTTGAAAATAAAACTGACCGCTTCCTGAATATACTTCCAATGAAGTAAATAATTCAGGAATAACTAAAAATGTACCAGGGGGTTGTACATATAATTCTCCTAATTCAGATTCGTAAAATACTCCTACTCTAAGTTTAGAATCTCCATCTGGATAAAAGTAATTGGTTTCTAAAGTTTTGGTTATTGTTTGCTCTAAACCTACAGAAAAATTTAATTGAGCTAATACTTGAGTATCATTTCCATTAAAATTTGTAGTAGAAGGAACAGATTGAATTTGAATTACACCAGTACATATACCTCTAGAGTCAGATGGATTATCAATTAGTGGTGAAAATGTAGTAGCAGTTAATGTAATTTTAGTTTTTAATTTTATTCTATTATTATTTGCTAAACTACATGTTATATAACTATTAGGAGCAGGAGACCAATTAACATTTGTAGGTGAATATCCAGAAGATGTTAAAAATTGTATAGCTTCTCCTGGAAATCCTCCTCCATCTTGATAGTAAGAAGAAGATATATATGAAATAAATTTAAAATCAGTAGTATTTGAATTATTTCCAAAACTCATAGTTGGAATAGCATTAACATTACTTCCAGTTTGAGAATATATTATGGGAGCAAATTGTTTTCCAGCAGCATATATTGGAAAGTAATCGTTTGATGGGATATCATTTGGTGATGTTAAAGGTTGAGAAACTTGAACTAAGGAATTTTTTTCAAATGCATTAATTAAATTATAGTAATATGGATTATCTAATAAAGGTGAAGAAACTTCTCCATTTTCATTTATAAGATATTTTATTTTTGCACCTGCTCCATTCTTATATTCAGGAGGTGAACCTCCTATCCATTCAAAATATAATATGTATGTAGCAGGATTTGATACTATAACATCTCTAGACGATAAACTATCTCCTCCCCATTGTTGATTAATTTCTCCATTAGCAAATATAGCATTATTTGTGGGAGGAGTATAATAATTAATATTAGCAGCATACATTTTACTACCATTATATCTTGGAAGAATATGTCTTTGTAAATTATAATAATAATCTTGTACTTCAGCAGGAAAAGCAGAATTGCTTATTATAAGATCAAAATTTGTAGGAATAAGTATTCCACTTTCATAATCTGCTCCCATATATTTTTTACTAAATATTCCAGTAATAGCATTATTAAATAATACATTATAATCACTATTTATGAAATTTTCAGTAAGGTATGGTTCAAATATAATTTGATCTATAACTGAAGAAGTAGGAGATATAGATTGAGTAACTAATAAAGATGCTGTTATACTATTTGTGAAAACTCCAAGTGAATGAACTGTTTGAGCCCATAAATGATCACCTTCAATTAATGAAAAACTACTAGTTATTGTAAAATTATTAGCACCAACTCCTAATGGTCCTATAGAACCTATTAAACTAGAAACTCCACTTGAATTTAATACATATAAATTTACTCCATCTAATCCTCCATTTGTATTAACTAAACCTGAAAAAGTAACATTAATAGGAATATTAGGTGTTTTAGAACAAGTAAATCCTTCTGGGTATAATGATGCTGTACTCCAAGCTAAAGGGGATAAAATGGAAGATGTAAATATTAATCCTGTTGATGCAGAAGAAAAAGATTGTGTTACAGTAGCAGATATTTTATAATCCACAATAGTATTATCAGCTGAAGAAGTTGCTGGTGTAGGTGGATTTACATAAAATAAATAGTAATCCGGGTATTCAGTTATATTTAATACATCATATGTTTGAATACCTATATCTGAATATTTGATTTTGATTTTTTCTAAAGATTGAAGAGATATAGTATTATCAATTCCATTTTGGTCTATTCTATTTACTTTTATAAATAAAATTCCTGGATTTACTCCCCAGGTTGCTGGGAAAATTGGGCCTGTGTAACTTGATGCTGGCATTATTAAAAATTGTTATGAGCTTCTTCTTCTTATAGTACCTCCATTATCATAATATAAATATATTTCTCCAGAATTTGGTGATGTTAATGGATTTAAAAAATCACTATTTGATGTATATGATTCTCTATATAATGTTATTTCATAATTATTTATAGTTGTATCAATAAATAAAAATGGGTTTTCTTCATTCAAATTTCCATCACTAACAATTAGTTGAGAACCACTAAATTCTCCATTGTAAAATTCAACTTGAGTATTTCTTGATTCAGATATTAAACCTAAAGATGAATCTATAATTTCATACCAACTTTGAGTAAAATCAGGAATAAAATTATTTATAAAAGGATTAATTCCATTAAATTCTTCAAAGGTTCCCGCAGTACTACCTGAGGTTTCAACCATATCTATGGAACAAGAATAGTCATTAAAATTATATTCTACTTGAGCTGGTCTAACTCTATTTCTTTCTAGGTAATGTTGTTTTATTACTAATCCTGTAGCTAATCCAGATCTAACAGGAGTAAAGTCTTTTATTAATTTAAATAATGAATTATCATAATATTTAATTAATCTTATATATGCATTCCAATTATATGAATCAATATATTTTTTAAAATAATCGTCTCTTATATTATTTAAAGAAGTATAATCCGTTCTAGATGAAGAATAATATCTAGGATCACCAATAAATTCTCCAATATTGAAATATCCGTATGAATTTGCTATATCATCATTTATTTCATTTTGAGGAGAAAAAGCAATTTCAACATAATTTATATCCTTTGTATAATTTCCAGATGAGGAATTAAAAGAACTTATAAAATATTGTTGTTGGATAGATTGTTGTAATGATAATACATTTTCATAATTACTAGAACTAACTATTTGTATTTTATTAGAATTAGGATTTTGAATTCCTATTATTGGTTGATCTTGATAATAATATTCTATATTATCTACAGAATTATTATATCTAATTGAAGAGCTATAATATACTACATCAAAATTATTACTTGAAGTTAATGGCCCCCCATAAGTATTACCTCCATATATTCCAAAGCCATATAATGAACCTCCTAAAATAAAAGATGCTGTTGGGTAAGAACCAGAATATGCTGGATGATGGGAATTATAGCTTGAAGAATTAGAAGAAGTAAGAGAAGATGAAAATTCAGCTTCTAATTCATTTCCTAATGGGGCTCTAAAATTAACTATATCAAAATATGAAAGTGAACCTGTAATATTTATACCTTCTATTGAATTAGGGTTCATAGTATAATCATAGAAAGTAGAAGAATTTATCTTATGTGAATGGTATCTAAATTCTTGAAATGAGCCTGAAAATATGGAAGATGAAAATCCTCCTAATAACGCGCCATAAGGAACATATGATGAAGTGAAGGGTTTATATATATTCCATGAAGTATTATATGATGAAGAAGTTGAACCAGTAATACTTAATGAAGTTGAACCCGTATATCCTATAGTAAATCCATCTGGTCCATTATATATTTTATTTGCTGTTCTTAAAACATAATCATTATTTATAATACTTTCTGAAGTATGGGTATTTTTATATAATGAAATACTCCACCAATCTCCATCAAAAAATGGTAAATTAATATTACTAGAAGTAACATATCCAAATGCTCCAGAAATAAGTAATTTTAAATCACCATAATATTTTGAACTTGTAGCTACAGAACCACTATATGAACCACTTACTAATGATGAACCTGTATAATTTAATTGGATACCAAAATCAAATTTAGAAGAATTTTCATTACTTGTTTTAACTAATAAATATTGTTGATAATTTGATGAACTTGGTATTCCATTAGTTTTAAATCTAAAAAGTATTTCATCAGGTACATTAAAATTTCCTTCTGCTAAAAGATTTCTATATAAAGGAAGCCATGGGATTATAGGTTGAGCTTGTTGATATGTTTTAAAAGCATTTGAATATCTTTCAAAATAATAATCATAATCATTAACATTTATATCGTCTTTCCCTCCATATTCATTTATTCTAATTAAGGTATCAGGTATTCCATATATATTTAATAATGTTTTTATACCATCTACTGTTCCTTTTTTCTTTAATAAATAAGGTAAATTGTTATATAAACGTTTATAAATACTATTATTTAAAGTTGCGATGGGGACCAATGAAGATGAAAGAGAACCGCTTATAGACGCTGTTATGTACGTTGTAATGAGCTCACTTCCCGTAAATTGCGTATTAAGACTTGGAGTAACACCTAAATATGAAGCAAATAAATCATTTGTTGTAAAATTATTTTGATATATTTCTAAACCTAAAGATTTTAATACATCTGAAGTTAAATCTTGGGCTATTCCGGATGTTAATCTATTATCAGCAACTAATTTATCTGTTATAGATTTTAAATAAATGAAAATATTATCATAATGCTGCCCTACCATATCTACAAATTCTAGATATGGAGTATTATCTTCATCCGTTCTTAAATATTCAGGAATAGTATATACTAAATAATCTTTATTTTGATTATCATATAGTATAGCTGAGGAAGTTTGGTTATTATACCATGTAAGAGTTTGAGCACTTCCTGTAGAATATAAAGTTACTGGGTTGAAGTTATTTTTAGGCCAAGAATAAGAACTTGATTCATAATATAAAAAATATTCATATCCATCAAAATTTTCTATAATATTAGTTATATTATTTTGTAAAATTGTTATTGAAGATGAAATATGATATGATGATGAAGATGAACCTGTAATGTTTGAAGTGATTTGGTTTATATCATTATTATAATTTTCAATATTTTTTACTTTTAAATAAAAATTATATAATCTTTGATATGCTGAACTAAATTTTATGAAATTAGAGTAATCTTCATAATCGATATTTATTTGAATACTTTGATCTTCTAATAAGCTTTTTAATTGGTTTAAAGAACTAGTATTTGTAGTTGATGTTAAACTATTATAATTTTGAAAAGTAGTAGAATTACTTATTTGATCTAAAATATCTATATTTAAGTTTGGACCTTGAATATATATACTATCATCTACTTCTATTATTTCAGGGGGAAATTCAACATTAAATCCTATTGGATTTGCTGCTTCTTCAACAATCCATAATTCCGATTTTATATCAAATTGAAGTGGTAATGGTTCGTATAATTTAACTAATAATACTAAATTATTGTTTTCTACTTGGGTTAAAAAATTTACAGCTATTATTAAATTATTATCTCCAAAATTTAATTTATAATCTGTAAAATAAGGATTATTTGCTTTAAAGGAAGCATAATTATTATAATCTGTAGTTATGGTATTAGATAAAATAGTATTAGAATATAATTTTAATTCTGTTCTATCTGAAGAAATTTCTTTTATAAAGAATTTATCTGATGGGGATGAACCAAATTTTTTATTAAAAAATGTATAAACTGTTTCTATTATTCCTTCAGAAATACCGACATTTTCTAAATCTTTAACAACATCTACACTTATTTCAGATATAGAACTTATACTATCATTAGTAGTACCCGCTTGAGAAGGATTATTTATAACAGAATAATGAGTGTAATTTAAATCTGAAAAGATTAAAATTTCATTATTATATATATGGAATTCTGAATAAGTGTTTGGGTTTCCAAAATTAGAATATATATCAAAATTTTTTATTAAAGATGTATCATTATTTGATATTTCTTGATATGAAAATTTTATAGGGTTTATATTTGTAATTATAGGTTCAGCCATTTATTTATGGTAAATTACTTAAATTATTTTGCAAAGTATTAAATCTTTCATTAGCAGATAATAATTCTCTTCTCAAATCATTTATTTCAGCTATCAATGCTTCATATATAGGATCTGTTTCTTCAGGTTTTATATAATCAGTTGATGTTTTAATAAGATATTCATGAGAATTTATATTCCCAAACTGAGGTATATTAAAGAATAATTTATTATAATATGAAAAAAATTCCTCTATAGTAGGTAAAGGTTCTTCTAATGGAGGTGGAGAAACTAATTGAGAAAATTTAGTATCAATAGTATTCTCAAATTGAGTTTTATCATAAACTAATCTATTTAGATTAATATTATCCATTTACAATTTTAAAATATTGATTATTACTTAATATTATAGTTGAACCATCTACAACAGTTTTTATTAAAATTTCATAATATCTTTCTTCTTGTAATCCATTCATGTATAAATTAAAATAATTTGATGTAGAATCAGTACTTATTTTAGTATAAGTTGTATCAAAATCTACAACAAATTCATTAGTATCTAAATCTTTAATAGCATAATATGAACTTGTAGGTAAAAAATAATTATTTAAATATACAGATGAAGTTTGAAATACTCTAGTAGGATATGTAGGTCTTATATTTATTCTAAATTTTTCAATATTGTTTTTAGGATATTCTTGTTTATTATTAGGAATGGTAAATACTAATTCTGAAGTATTGATTTCAGAGTATGAAGAACCTGTTGAGAATAAATAATCATCCCATTTAAATTCTAATAATGGAGGATATATAGTATGAGTATCTCTTGAATAGTATTTCATTTGTATATCATAATATTCATTTGAATTAAATTCAGATGAATTATCTTGTTTTATTAAAAATCCATTATTATTAAAAGTACCACTAACCCATGCTTTAATAGTATCTGTAACATTCACATTGATATCCAAATCACTATAATAATCAAAACTTTGAGTTTGAACTATATTTAAAGATAGATTTGAAGAACCAGTATACCAATTTCCCCCTCCAGGATTAGAAGAAGGGAATGAAGCTGTTATATATGCTCCAAAACTTGAAGTAGCCCATTTAGTAGAACCAGAAGCTTGGGTATATATCCAACTACATCCATTGGATATTACAGGTAAATCATAAAATTTTCCAGTTCCCATTGCCCATGGATTTGAAATAGGGTATATATAAAGTATTGTAGTGTTATTTAAACCTTCTATATTAGCTTTAAATAATTTTAAATTTGAATTCCATTGAGAACCAGAAATTTTATTATTAATAATATCTGTTATTTCAGTTGAATCAAATTGTATTAATATTCTACTTACTTGTGGGCCAGTATTTGTTAAATCTCCTTCAGGATTTAATGATGTTTCTATAATTTCATCTAATCCAGAATTAGATAGAGGACTTATTGAATATATAGTGGCATCCTTAGAAGGAAAAATTTTGTAAACAGCCATTTTTTATTTTGGTTATAAATATTAAAGAAATTAAAAACTAGTTACTCTTCCTATTATATCTGTGTTAGGATACCTAACTTCAAATATACATGGATCTAAACTAGGATATACAACATTATTATATGTTGCTCCTTCAATATCATATGAATATTGAGAATACCCATTTATTACCCCATTTTTATTAGTTATTTTAATACTTTTAACAGTTTGAACACCATTAATTCTGTCTAAAAGAACATATAAATTTCTTAATAAAATAGGTTGATTTATTTGCCATTTATCTATATCAAAGTAATTTTTTAAAGCTTCTACACATAAAATTAAAACTTCATTACTTACATAATCTGGGAGGGTTATTATTTCAAATTCTACTCCTATATTAATTATAAAAGCATCTTTTATTTTAATAGAATCATTAATCATTCTGTATTGGGATAAGTATGTAGATATATTCTGTTTTAAAGCATCAGAAGCATAATTTAATTTTTTATCTGTATTGTAACTTAGTACATACATGTTTAATACTGATGGAGATTCTCCTATTTCTAAATCTTCTAATTTTTGAGGTGTTGTGTATATTTTAGAAATACATCCATATTTTGATGGCATACTTAAAGCTCTAATAGTATAATCATCTACAGTAACTGCTCTTAATTGAGATTGGAATGAATTTAAAGAGTTTTGTCTAATTTCTTCTAAAGTGTCTCCATCTTTTCCTCCTGAAGCTGCTTTAGGATTAGTTACTGCTATACTATTAAATACTGTTTGAGCTGTTATATTATTTAAATTTGATTTTAAAAATTTTATATCAGCGGATTGTACTGTTGTAAGTGTTTCAGAAGGTACATTTGAATTAACTCCTCCTCCAATTAAATATCTTATAGTTAATGTAGTATTTGAAGGAGCAATCCCATAAGTACCAGTATATAATATATTTGAAGGTGCATAAGCAGTAGTTAATTTATTTTGTCCAAATGATAATCCTATTCCTATGTTATTAGAATTAGGAACTATTTCTTCATCTGTATCTGTGGATACTCCTGATCCAAATTGTAATTGAAGTGTGGTTTCATTAAGAAATTTGGTTGAAAAACGTCTTTGTATTTTTTCTAATTTCAATAAATAAGGAACATCATTATATATACTGAAATTAGGATCATTTACATTTATATTTTTTATAGAATTAAATATTGTTTCTTGAGCTAAATATGGAACTTCATACCATTCGTTTCCATTATTATCCATTATATCTAATATCCCTATTATATTAGAACTATTTATTTCTATTGTGGCAAATTGTTCAGGAGCGTTAAATGAAACATTTGTTGAATTTATTTTAGCAGATATTGCTTTTCTAGATTTTTTAAGAAGAAAATAACTAGGTTCATTTCCTACTATTTGATATACAGATATTTCTGTAGGATCATATGATGAGGAATATGTAAAATTTATATCATCTTCAATTAAAAATGTACCTCCATTAGTTAAATTAGATTGAATTAATGCATTTTTATTTATATATAAAGCATAATCAAAATCAGGAACTGATTGGCTTCCTGAAAGGATAGAAGGTACTATTTGATAAATATCTATATTTACAGTTGCGGCAGTTGTAACTTTAGGTTTATAACCTAACATATATGCTAAATTAAATAAATTTTCTTTTTGTTTAGCATATTGTATAAAAGTTTCTTGTATTTGAGTATCAAGATAAAAACTTAAAACATCTCCTACATACGAAGACATTTCCATAAACATCATCCCTATGGAAGAAGGAGTAAAATCATTATATGTTGTAGGAAAATATGTTTTAGAATAGTCTATTAATTTTTGCCTAAAACTAGCAAAATCACGATTTAGATATTTTATGTCTTTATTTGTTGCCATTAGCTAAAAGTTAATTCAATATTATCTGTTATTCCTCCATTTGTTACACTATACGTTAAATTTATTTTTAATTGATTAGCATCTGGAATAGGGGTTACTAAGAGTTCAAGTATGTTAACTTGAGGAAAGTATAATGATATTTGGGAAGATATATTTAATAAAAGATTATCCACATTGTCTTGAGTAAGTTGATTAAATAATTGTGCTCTTAAATTACCACCAAAATTTAAATTAAATATTCTTTCATTTTGATTGGTTAAAATAAAATTGATTAAATTATTTTTAATAGTATCTTTAGTAGTATATGTTGTTTTAAATATTGCAGATCCATTTAATGGTAAAGCTATTCCTATTCCATTTCTTGCTTGGACTTCTAAAGGATTTTTATTTGGAATTCTTATAGCCATTATTTTATCAATCCCATTATTTGATCTAAACTAACTTCACCTGCAGGTAAACTACTACCTTCTGTAGCAGTATTAACATTAACTCCTGGATTAAAGTTATTTAGTGAGTCTGTTGTGTGATTTGAAAAATTTTTCCAATCACTATTACCAAAGGATTTAGCCGTTTCATTTAATATATCTTTAATAGGATCTCCAGTTGATTGAAATTTAGGTGAAGAATTTAAATTTATTGGAGAAATCATATGTTCTTTAATTGAAACTTGTGGTGATTTTTTAGGAGTATTATTAGTATGGGTAGAAAGAATTTCTATAAGAGATTCTTTAATTATTTCTTTAAAATCATCAGCTATAACTTCTTTTACGGCTTCTTTAATAAGTTTTTTAAATTCTAGTTTATTCATGATTATAAATATTTAATTTATTCAGGTCTTAAATTAGGTTGAGAATCAATTATAAATTTTAATTCATCTATGAGTACTTGAATATCTGAGGAAAAGGATGCTTCTCCTTTCAATATTATAACTCCTGTTGTGTTTTTAGCTACTGCTCTTCTTTTAGGATAAGTTATGTCTTCTGTTGTGGGTTCCAAAATTACTTCTAAAATAAATCCTCGATATGTAACTTGTTGAGACTGCATATTTATTATGGCTTGATTAGAAGTTAATGATGAAATTTCACTATTTACTTCAGAAAATGGTATATTCTGTTCTTCAGAACAATCTTTTATTAATAAATCTAACATTTGTAACAATGTTATTAATAGTTTTAAAACATTAGCCATAATAGCTAATACTAAAGCTGCTGAGCTTGTGACTGTTGATAATGTTGATAAGAAATCTTTAAGTTTATCTTGAGCTTCTTTAAGAGTTATTACTAATCCTACTGTAGTAAATTGGTTAGGAATAGGAAGTGCTGAAAATATTGGGATTACTGTTTGGAATATTTCTATAAGAGTATTTAATCCTGTTAAAGAAGTAGAAACTATAGTTATAGAAGTATATGCTGTGTTTAGTTGTTTTACAAGAAGATTTCTTTTTTGAATTATTTCATTAATATTACTAGGACATTGTTTAGGAATTGTTTTTAGTAATTGTGAAAGTTGATTAGGATCTTGATATATGTTAGGGTTTGATAATATTTGATCTAATTGAGATATACCAAAACTTGATATTAAATCTAAAATTGGAGGTACTAATTGAGATTTTAAATCAATAGTATTTTTAGTCAAAATTTGAACTAATTTACCTTCTCCTTTTATTTTTATACTTGATGGAGAATTTCTTTCTATTTCACCAGCATTAGCTTTTTGTAATAATGTATTGGCTTTATTAGTATCTAATTTTGATTTAGTTAAATATATGTTTCCTAAATCTATATAATTATTAACTATAGGATTTTCAGCTTCATCTAAAGCAAATATATTAACATCTTTATAACCATTTGATTGAATTCTAAATCCATATGGAATATTACCAGTATTAATATATCCTAAAAATTCACTATCTAATTTTTTAATCATTACTTCCCCACTTTCATCAGGTTGTCCTATTTTAATTAATGGAACAGGTGGAGAAAATATATTCACAACAGATTCTTTTAATGGAAAATTTGTTTCAGAATCTAAAATTTTAAATCTGTATATAATTTCCATTTATGTTGTAAAGTTATTTTTAGATTTTATTGAATCTATATTGGTTATAAGATTATCTAAAACAAGTTTTACTTCTGCAGATATTAAGTTTAATTGAGTAATAGGAGTTCCTTCTTTTCCGTATGCTAATATAGAACATACTTGCATAAATTCTTGAAGATTTGAAATAAGCTGTTTTAGTAAATCTGTGGTTTGGTTTCCTAATAGGATAGGTTCAGTAGCTTTAATTGAGCCTAAATATGATTTAGTTGAGTTTACAACAAATATATTTGTATCTACATTTACAGATTCTATAGATGAAAATCCTACACTTTTTATAGAACTTAATAATATATGATCTAAATTAGAATTTAATAATATTCGTCCTGAATTTAGGATTATTTGATTATTATTATATTCTTGAGGATCAGTAGGTTTGGTAGAAAAAGAACTATATCTTTTAGATGATACATTAATTGGAATTTTTTGTTTAGATGTTATATATAGTGAACTTAAATCTTCATTTATGTTTTCTAAAATATTTTCCCAACCATTATTTGATTTAACTCCTTGTCCATTTCGTAAAATAATTATAGGATCACCATCATCTCCAAAAGAAGACCATAAATTTTTTATATTAGAATTTTTTACAGTACTTCCTATTCTTATTGAATTTCCCCATCTACCTTCAAATATCATATCTCCTTCATATGGAAGAAGAGGATTAATATTTGATTTTTCTTTAAATGTTTGCCCTAAATTTATTCCAGCTTCATTATTTGGAACTATATTTGGTGAACCTTGTGAAGTTTGAATATAGTTTTTTTGTAAAGATTCAGGAATATTATCTTCATATATGTTATCAGGATAAGCATTATGATGTTGACTATTCCATATGTTTAATGGAGTAAAATAATAAGATATTTTACTAACCGTTGATTGATCTATAGATAAATCTGGGAGTAGAAGTAGGTATACTATTTCATTTATTAATGGATAATTTTTTATATTAGAAAAAAATGGAAGGGCGTATGGTAACTGTGTTGGTGGTAATGGAGTAGGAGAAGAGACTTGATCATAAAATATAGTTCCTATTGAATTCCAACCTCCATATTGTTCAAATAATGGGTGAGAACTATCTAAAATTATATCTTTTACTCTTACTGCAGAATATTGAGGAATAGAAGTTACTGTAGTTTTAGGATTGGAAACTACTTTTTTTAACCCAGCAAATCCATACCTATACATTATTTTTCTTGATTTATTTTATTTATCTCTTCAAGAAGTTGAGCTTTTTCAGAATCACTTATTATAAAACCTTCTTCTCCATTAGAATTATTTAATAAAGCTCTTTGTACAATTGCGGCCATTTTTATTAACTGTTCATCATTCTTTACTCCTATTTCTAAATATTCTTTTATTAAAGGAACAATTAATGTAGCATCCCCTATATCATTTATCAAAGGTTTTAATTCAGATATAAGTGTGGATATTTGTTTTTCTTTATTTTTAGAATTACTATATATTTCATTTAAAAGTTCAGAAAATGATTTTTTTCCAAAAATTATTTGATCTAGTTGACTCATAATATATCATTTTTATATAAATATTAAATTTATTCAAATTTTATATAATTATGCTCTAAATAAAATAAATAATTTCTATTAAAAATATCAGATAATATATTAGCAACTTTAGTTATTTTAGGAGTCTTAACATCTATTATTTCTCTAATATAGATGTATAATGCTTTTTTATTAAATATATCAATTGAATCTCTTTTTTTAAATAATTGTAAAATAGCATCTGCTATCTGTACTTCTTCCTGAAAGGTAAGTTCCTTTGTTTTTTTATCTATTTTTGGTGGAAAAATATTATATAAATTTTCATCACAATATTTTACATATTCATCTATAAAAAAGTATAATTTATCTACACTTTTATCTTTTTCATAAATCAAATTGTGATCTATTTCATTATTTTCTTTTATACTATCAACAGAAATTCTATTTTTTCTATTTTTATAATTTTTATCATTATATGAAATAAGCCATCTTTTTGTAATAGTACCAAAATATGAATATGCTTTGGGGGGAGTAATTTTTCTTAGTCTTTCTTTACACTTGGATGTAATATTTAATGAATCTATAAAACTATCTATTTGATCTTGAGTAACTCTATCTACATCCCCTACATATTCTTCAAAATTATCATTATATTCTTCATTAAATTCTTTAGTTATTATTTTAGTGAATCTTTCTTGAATGTTTCTTCGGTGATTATAACGATAAAATTTGGAAATTAAAAATATAATTAATTCATGTTGTAAATCTTCAATATTTGTTTCTTCTGTATAGTAGAATTTGAAGGTATGAATAATATTTTGGGTAAGTTTAAATAATGGATGATGAATTTTTTCTGAGTATATTCTGTTTTTTATCCTAGAATCATCAGTTTTATTATATTCTATAATAGCATTTTCTGTATCTATGGTAAAGTAATTTTTTGAAGATTTTTTCATATATTTGTTTTGTAATTCAGTAATTCATCACGTAACTTTTTTACTGAATTAAAGAACCATCCTATTTCATCATCACTTTTAAATGATTCTTTTTCATCAATTTTACTTATTTTTATATCTATATTTTCTAATTCTTTATTTATAAATTTAAATCTTTCTTCATATTTAATAATTACATCTTCAGTATTTTCTTGTTTAAGAAGTAAATTTCTTATAACAAAAGCTAAAATGAATATAACTATAATTAATAAAATAATAATATATATCATAATTTATCAAAAATGTTCTTTAACCCTTCACTTTTTATTTGACCCAAAGCTTTTGTTTTTATAGGTTGTTTCTTTGTTTCAATTTTAGATTCTGGGGGATCTAATGAATTTAATCCC